GGAGCGGCGTGCCGGCGACCGACTGGAACACCATCGGCCCGGCGATCCACGACGACGCGGCGGTGCGGCGGATCACCACGGTGGGGAAGTCCTGATGCGCCACCCACATCACGTCGCCGCCCTGGTCGACGCGCAGTTTCGGCAGCATCTCCTTGGTCCAGGGCTGGAAGTCGCCCAGGAAGCCGGCGCTGGTGCCGTCGCTCGCGAAGTAGAAGTTCGCCCCGCCCTCGGTGAACACCACGATGTAGCTCTGCTCGAGCGAGAACACGAAAGGCGCCAGCAGCGGGCCGCCATCGACCGGCACCGCGGCGGCGAGCGGGCCGATGTAGCGGCTGCCCCAGCGGGAGAGCTGCCCGCCGGTGGCCAGCGGCAGGCAGTTGCGCGCCTCCTTCATGGCGTGCGCGTAGAGCGGGCTGTCGCTGCGCATCTGCGCGGCCGCGTCCATCACCCCGGCGGCCAGGGTGTTCTGGATGTGGTGCATGGTGCTCATCGCTGGCGCACCGACTGGAAGCGGTTCATGCCGATGCGCGCACCCGGCTCCTGGGTGCGGTCGGCCTGGCGCGCCTCGCGGATCTTCACCTCGGCGCGCTTGAGCCAGTAGCCGGAGAGGTTTTCCTCCTCGCGCAGCGAGAGCGCGAAGTCGGCGGCCAGGAACATCTCGAGCGCGGACACGAAGCGCGGCGACCAAGTGCGCTCGTCGCTGATGCCGTGGTAGCGCAGCGTCACCACCTGGTCGGCGGTGGCATCGACGTGCAACTCGCCGTCGACCAGCTCCCACTCGCAGTTCATGCCGCCGATCTGCGGGGCGATCACCAGCAGCATGTCGACCGGCATGGCGTAGCGCGCGGTGAACAGCGCGCCCTCCGGCATGGCGGCCTCGATGCGGGCCAGGCGGGCCAGGCGGCGGTTGAAGCCCCAGGTCCAGGCCAGGTGCTCGCGCACGAGGACCGGGTAGCGCCGGGCGGCGGCGACCGAGCGCGCCTCGTCGCTCTCGAAGGTGGTGATCGGCTCATCGCCGACCAGCACCAGCGCATCGGAGCAGATCTGAAGCTGGTCAGCGGCGGCCATGGCATCCTCCGGGGGGCAGGCGGTCCCGTTCCCCCGCACGAGGAGGGCTATCGCCGGCGGCGGATCATCCCCAGGCCGACCAGCGCGGCGCCGACCAGCGCCGTCGAGGCCGGTTCCGGCACGGTGAAAATCTGCGTCTGGCCGCGGTTGAGCAGGCTCGCGCCGCCGGCGAGCGTGGCCACCACCTGCTCGGTCATCGAGAACGGCACCGCCATCAGCAGCTGGCCGCTGCCGTTGTGGCTGAAGCTGTCCACCCCGGGCCCGGCGATGCTCACGTAGCTGTCGAGCAGCACGCCGGGCGTGGTCAGCGGGGTCAGCGCGCCCTGCGCGTTGGCCGCGTCGGCGAACCAGTTCAGCGTGGCGCTGGAGCCCTGCGCCAGTTCCCAGGTGCCGGCACCGGCGGTCGACCAGTGCGCCACCGGGGCGGCGAAGCTGGTGTCGCTGACGGCGAACAGGATGTTCACCGCGCCCAGGTTGGTGTTGATGATCGACAGCGAGGACGTGCTCAGCAGGTCGGTCGGGAACGGGCTGGCCGGCGTGCCGAGGCTGCGCTGGATCGAGCCGGCGACGTCGACGCCGCCGATGGTCTGGTTGGCGATCGCCAGGATGCCGGCGGTGGCGTTGGTGTCGCACGCCTGCTGGTCGGCGCAGTTGAACAGGGTGCCGTTGAAGTCGGCGGCGATCATCAGCGTGGCCTGGGCCGGCGCGACCGCGAGAATGCAGGAGAGCAGGCCAGCGACGAGGGCGAGGCGGATGCTGCGCATGGTGTCTCCTATGGAGGGAACCGCCGGGCCGAAGCCCGGCGGGCAGGCTTACTGGCCGAAGGTCGAGACCTGGGCCGTGTGCAGCGCGACGTCGTTGGCCGCCGCGGTGCCGTTGGTGGCGGTGATGTTGAACACCTGCGAGGCATTCAGATCGAGCGTGGTCGGCAGGTAGAACGACACGGCGGTTTGTGCGCCGGCGTTGGCGCCGCGCGACATGCGGCCGTGGAAGTAGCCGACGTTCGAGGCATTGCCGCGGATCAGCTCGCCCCAAAGCTCGACGCTCTCGTTGTTCGACGCCACCGCGCCGGAGGTCATCAGGACGACGCCGCTGGCGGTCTCCAGCGTGATCGTCTTGTTGTTGGCGTTCGCGCCGGTCTTGAGCAGCGCGCGGAAGCGGATGCCCTGCCCCTGGGTCGTGATGAAGCCGGGGTAATTGTAGGTGTAGAGGTTCGTCTTGGTGGTGTTCGCCCCGGTGCCCAGCTGCTGGGTGCTCCAGGCGAAGTTGCTCGGCGAGGTGAACTGCACCGTGCGCACCGAGCCGCGCGTCATCGTCACGGTCAGCCACGCGGCGTTGATGTTCAGGTCGAGCGTGTCGGCCGGCACCGAGGTGAGATCGACGCCGGTGGTCACCACGATGATGTCGCCCGTCCGCAGCAGCGCCTTCTGCGTTGGGCTCACCTGGCCGAGACTGTCGCCGCCCGCCTTGCCGAAGTAGTTGAACGCCAGCACGCTGTTGAGCGGGTCGGGCGTGGCGTAGTGCCACAGCTGCGAATGGCGCCGCTCGCGGATCGCCGCCTGCGCCATGGTCGGCACCGCGGCGAGGCTCAGGACCGAGCGCAGGTCCTCAATGATGAAGGCCATGTGCGCTCTCCTTAACCGGCATACTGGCGCTTGATGGCGCCGGTGATGTCGAGAAGGACCGAGCCGAGGGCCATCTTCGACATGATGAAGGTCGCGTCGTATTCCGGCAGGTATTCCGAGGTGACCACGATGGTCTTGTTCTCGGCCACGCCGACGACGTTCTTGTGCCACCAGAGGTTCAGCGGCTTGGTGCCGTTCCGCGTCAGGCGGCTGTAGGGCACGTAATGGAAGCCGAACCACATCTTCGGCAGCATGCCGTCAGAGGTCAGCGCCGTGTCACCGCCATACATGCTGTTGATGAAGCTGTTCAGCTCGAGCGCGTCGGCCCACGCCTTCCAAGAGACCAGCGCGTAGTTCTCGCCGTCGGCCATCGCCTCGGCGTTGCCGAACTGCTCCATGACCAGGCGGGGAATGTCGTCGCTCGACCAGCTGTCATCGACGCCGACCGAGTTGTTGGCGTTGGTGGTGGACTGGAGCGCCGCCTGGGCGATGCTGTCCCACTTGCGCCGCATGGAGTTGACGATCTGCTTCTTCGTCGCCTCCTTCTCGTTGACGTTGGTTTTCAGCTCGTCCAGCTGGTCGATCATATCCGCCGCATACCAGTCGGACACGCTGCACTCCTGCGTGTCGCGCAGGATGTCCATGAGCGGGACCTTGCCCTTGCGGCTTTTGGGCTGCGCCTCGGGCGCAATGCCGATCTTGGGGAAATGGGTCTTTTCGGCGGCGATCTGCTTGACCCGCACGCGGGGCTGAAAGACCCCACCCTTGTTCTGGAATGCCTCGTAGACCTCGCTCTCGAACTGCTCGATGAAGTGAACCGAAACGTCGCCCACAGCCATGACCAAACTCCTTCATTGCTCGGAAGGGCTTGTCGTCCCCGCTGCGCGCGGTGCTTGTCCTCTAAGGGGGCGGGCGCAACGGAAAGGGGCCGGAGACGCACCGATAATCGCGCTTCCGGCCCCGGTCCTATGCACGCAATTGTGCGCGGACGTTCAGCCGCGCGGGATCTTCCCGCCCGCAGCGAAGAATGCCTCCACCTTGGCGCGCAGCGCATCGCCTTCCGGGCCGTCCTGGGCGTGCACCGGGTTGCGGATCGCAGCCCGCGCCTCCTCCGGCGTGAGCGGCCCGCCGCCGCCGCCGCCGCTGCCAGTGCCGGGTGTGCTCATCGGTCGCCCTCCCTGGCCCTCGGCCATGCGGATCAGTTTCTCCAGCCCGGTCACGCCCTCGGCGGTGAAGGTCATTGCCTCCACGCCGCGCGCCTCGACCTCGCTCAGGTTCTGCTTCAGGAAGGCGCGCACCGCGTTCGCCCGCGCCGCCGCACCCTCGCCGATCTTGGCCATCTCGGCCTCGACGTCGACCATCATCCCGGCCTGGTAGGCGTAGACCGCATCGGTCAGGCGCTTGAACTGCGCCGGCTTGAGCCCGGCCTCGTGCGCGATGCCGCGGAACGCCTGGAGCAGCGGATCGCTCTCCGGCGGCGTCAGCGCCTCGAACCACGCCGGCAGCGTGTCCTTCGGCACCTCCACGGTGTAGCCCTCGGGGCCAGACGGCACGCCCTCACGCGCCGCACGCTCCATCTCCGCCTTCACCTCGGCGCGGATCGCCTCGGTGCGCTGGCCGACCTTGGTGTGCAGCTCGCTGTAGCTCTTGCCCAGCGCGTCCACCCGGATCGCCTTGGTGCCCGGGTCGTAGAAGGTCTCCGGCAGCCAGTCCGGCCGTGCCTCGGCCGCCAAAGTCCACGACGGTGCGGCAGGCGCCGCCGGCGCCGCCGGTGCAACCGGCGCCGCGGGCGCGGCCGCAACCGGCTCTGCTGTTCCACTCATCTGCTTCTCCCACGCAGTTTCTCACGCACGCCAACAATCCGCAGGCGGTGCCGCTCGGCCCGGCGCATGATCTCCAGCCGGCGCTCCCGATCGCCCTGCAACAGGGCCAGCCGCAGCGGGTCGATCGGCCCCGCGCCGACCATCACCCGGTCGACCTCGGCCGCCCACCAGTCGCGCATCACGCCCAGCGCCGGGTCGGTCATGAACACGTAGCAGGACTGGTCGATGCGGTCGGCCTCGCTGGTGGCCTTCGCCCCCGGCTCGTCAATGTCCGGCTTGTCGGACATTTACTGCATCGGCCCGCCGCCGCTCTCGGCCATCGTCGCCATGAGCGGCGCCAGCCCGGCCTGCGGGTCCTGCACCGCCTCGTTCATCTGGTTCGCCATGCGGGCCGCCACCCGCTTGCGCTCCTGCGGGTCGAGCATGACGTTGGCGGGAATGTCGAGCTTGCGCGCGGCGAACGAGGCATAGCGGTCGGCCGGCACCACGGTCGCGGCCGCCTGGTCGCCGTAGTGCGCCTTCAGCCCGCCCAGCATGCGGTCCAGCTTGCCCAACTCGCCCTGCGCCGCCGCGCGCACCAGCGCCGAGACCGGCGCAATGCGCATCTGCCGCCCGTCGACCGCCGGCATCGGCAGCAGCCCCTTGCCCTTCAGCACGAAGCGGCACCGCTCCAGCAGGGGCACGCAGAACTCGCGCCACACGCGCTGCACCTGCGGGCCGACCTGGCGGGCAAGCTCCTGCATGCGCACCTCGACCTCGGTGGCCGATGGCGGCGTGCCCTCACGCGCACCCAAGGTCTCGTTGAACAGCCCCTTGCGGATGGCAAACCGCTGCTCGCTCAGCACCAGCTGGCCGATGTCGAGACGCGACGTTGCAAACTGTAGCGGCTCGAGCCCGCGCGAGCCCGGCGCCTTCGCCAGGATCGCCCCCGGTGCCAGGCGCACGCTCCACGGGTTGAGCACCCCGTCATCCTCGGCCTGCCACATGCCGCTCAATGCGAGATCGCCATGAGCCAAAATCAGCCGCATTGCTTCGTTTACGACCTCGATTGCGGCCAGAACCTGCATGCCCTGCCCGGTTGCATACAATTCAC